GTAATTTGTTCAAAACATATCTGTCACTGCTCCATTGATGTCAACATAAATAAGTGGACTAGGGGATATTTCAGAAAATGAGAGTTGACAAACCCTGGGGGTGGTATAAGGATCTTGAACGAACACCCAATCTTGTTATCAAAAAGATTTGCATTAAACCTTTCTCTAAGTTTTCACTTCAAAAACATTCCGAAAGAGAAGAATTCTGGTATATTGTCAGTGGATGTGGTAGACTGACTCTTGATAATACGCTTCACACGGTTGGACCTGGTGACTCTTATAAAATTGAGAAAGAACAAGTCCATCGGTTGGAAGCATATGCTGATGGTATAACTTTTGTGGAGGTGCAAAGTGGAGAATGTAGAGAAAACGACATCTACAGAATCGAAGACGACTACGGAAGAGAAAACTCTTAAACCACCGATCCCTAACCTTATAATGTTGGGCTTGTTTTTACTCGGCACTCTTGGTATAATCTATAGTGGTTATGTACATGGGCAAATGCACTTGTTGACAACACTAAAAAACGCTAGAGATCTTTATGTCTAAAGAAGAACGTAACACCCGTCATAGCGTTGATAAGGGTGAAGACTTTATTAAAAGTGGTATGACTCTTATCACAGACACTGTTAGTGATAAGTATCTCAAATCCCCAGTACGACCACATAAAACTATTAGTGATCTTGAGAAAGATCATGCAAAAAAAGGCGGAGATTACGGAGTAGGTAAATGAAAATCTTTCTTGATACTGCAGATTATGATGCAATCTCTATGAGATATGACACTGGTCTTCTCGATGGAGTTACAACTAATCCCAGTCTGATTAAAAAGAGTGGTGAGGATCCTTTTGAGGCAATCAAAAAAATCTCAGAATCCTTTCCAACACTGCAGTCTATCTCTGCCGAGGTAGTTGCAGATATGGCATGTGACATGGTTGAACAGGCCAAACCTTTCATGGAACTAGATAATGTAACGATTAAAGTTCCTTGTACTGTTGAAGGTCTCAGAGCTTGTCGTCAATTGCGAGATCTTGGTGCAACGGTCAATGTTACTCTTATTTTTTCTGCTGCTCAGGCTGTACTTGCTGCTAAGGCTGGTGCAACTTACGTCTCTCCTTTTGTCGGTCGTCTTACCGATAATGGTTTTGATGGTCTTGAACTGATTAAGACGATCTATGAAATTTATAGGAAAGATGGGTGTCAGACGGAAATTCTTTCTGCATCTGTTCGTAGTCCTGAGGTTGTTGCACTCTGTTATCGTGAAGGTTCTGATATCGTAACAATCCCACCTGGAGTTTTTGATCGTATGTATGAAAGTGTCCTAACTAGAGAAGGTCTTGCTATCTTCCAGAAAGATTGGGATTCTATCAATAAGTGACATGTACGAAGAACTAAATTGTTTTGAAGAAGCACTTAAGCACTTCGGAACAAGAGTTGAGATCATCACTGCTATGGAAATGGCAAAGAAAATATCACCTGAAGATGCCTATCAGATGATTAAAGATGAACTTAAAGAAGTTAAATCATGTCGTAAGAAATTTAAAAAAGAGGAGTGTTAAACTATGTCACAACCACGCCAAAAAGATCCATCCGATCCACTTTATGATCCTAATGATAAGTGGAATGAATATAAGGTAGATCTACATTGTAATGAAACTCACGCCCCTGATGAGTGGGATCCAAAGACAGAAGGTAAGATTGCTAATCCAGAGAATCGTCACCAAGATAAGGTGTTAGATAAGTTCTGTGATGATCACCCAGGTTCCCCTATGTGTAAAGTATTTGATGACTAATTGTCTACTTAGGTTGATAAATAAATCATACGGTTAAACTATTATGGCTGCTGAAATTAATACTGATGGTATTGTATTTTCCAATTCCACCACGGTCACCACTAGAGGGTGGATGACTCCAGATAATACAGCAATGTTTTTCTTTCAGGCAGCTGCTCCTACTCATTGGGTGAAGAGTTCTACTCACAATGATAAGATGCTTAGAGTTGTGTCTGGAAATGGTGGTGGATCTGGTGGTGATATTAGTTTTGGTTCTTTTACTGGACAAACATATTCATCACCATGGTCTTCTAATAGTTCGACAGATAACCACACTTTATCACAAAATAGAATTCCTTCACATACCCATAGTACTGAAGGAACTTCTCTATCGCCATTTCCACAAAATCCAAATGGAACTTTTAATGGTGGTGATGTGAATAAAGGTACTGGTTGGACTAGGAGCACCAGTAGCACTGGTGGGGTATCTGGTCCTTCACAACACAGTCATCCTTTTAGTGCCTCTGGAACTACACCAAACCTTGCCATAGGCATTAATGTTCAATACGTAGATATTATTCAGTGCAACTTCGATATCGACGCATAATAAATAACCATAGCAAACCCTTATTATTCAGTGAACTAAAATGGCAGCAGAAATAGATGGGACTGGTATTCTCTTTAGTGATGGTACTAGACTAGATAGTAAGTATGATATTTTTGCCCAAAGTACTGCGTCGATATTTTTTCAGGCAGCGGCTCCAACTGGATGGTCAAAAAGTACATCCAATAACAATAAAGCACTTAGAGTTGTAACTGGAACAGGTGGTGGTACTGGAGGATCAAACTCTTTTACTAGTGCATTTCCATCCTCAAAACCTATATCTGGCAATTTCCCTATTTCTGGAACAGTTGGTAACCACACTTTAACGTCAAACCAACTTCCAAGTCATACCCACGCTAATGGTGGTTCAGTTACATTGAGTCCTGGTGGTGGCGATGTGAGATCTGGCGGTGGATGGTCACGAAGCACTCCAGACACTGGTAACAATACTACTAATGCATCTGCACATAGTCATGGATTTAGTAGTGGTAGTGCTTCATTCTCGGCTAACGTAAACCTTGCCGTGCAATATATTGATGTCATAGTTTGCTCTTTCAGTTGATCTCCAATTTTTTATTATGATGAAATTCAAAAAAGAAGAACCAGGTAATTGGTGTCCTCTGATCAAAAAAGATTGTATAGAACATAAGTGTGCATGGTATATGCATATTCGTGGAATGGATCCCAATACAGGACAAGATATTGATCACTGGGGATGTGCAGTGGGTTGGATGCCTACTCTCCTCATTGAAAATTCCCAACAACAGAGACAGACTGGTGCTGCTGTAGAATCTTTCCGCAATGAGACCGTTAAGGAGTCTCAAAAAAATCGTACTATGTACGAGGAAGTTTTGAAACAACAAACAATATTACCAGTTCAAGTTAATCCACTTGAAAACCTTTTAGAGGCATCCGATGAATCTGACAGTAATAATTGAAGATAAAGCCATCTATGTTGATGGTTTTGTTGTACAACCTGCCGATATGAGTTGGTTTAATCCAGATGATTATGACCGAAAAGTTAATGCAATTCAGTGGGAGGAAGATCGTGGTGAGATTGAATATGTAGATGGACCTCCTACTTCCATCGATAATATTGACTTTTTAAAAGATGTAATTACTGTTCATCAACTTGCAAGAGAACAATTTGAGAAAGATCAAGAAACTTTCAAAAAAGAATGTGAACTGAGTACTCTTGTTGAGTACAATGGAGACGATCCTAAACTAGAGTTTGTGGACTATGATGAAACTCGCGATATTGACGAAGATAAACTAAATGATATTCTGGATGAAATTGATTTTGATCTAGAAGATGAACCAGACAGAGGATATGCAGAATTAATCCATGCAGATGATGAAGATGGACCAGAATCTGTAGAAGATATACTTGGACTTGGGTCATTAGATCAGGAACCAGTGCCTCAAACAGAAGATAATGATATAATGCATGAAGATCTCCGTGATGCTCTTGATACTCAAGAGGATAGTTCGTATGAGATGGAAGAAGATGTAGAAAATCAAATCTACTATGACATTGAAGAATTACTCAAAGAGATATGATTCCCGAACTCCAAGTCAATGATTATACTGTAGTCAGAAATTTCATTGATCAGGAAAGGGCAATAACACTGGGTTATGAATTCATGCATTTCTGTGAAGAACATGATGCTGCAGGTGATAATCAGGCAGTAAACTCAAACTCAGTTCATAATTACTTACCCTTTCTTGAGTTACTTTGTGAAAAAACACCCGAGGTGAGTAAGATTGTTGGAGAAACAGTTTTACCCACTTATGTTTATTCTAGAGTATATGGAAATGGTTCTGATTTAAAACGACATACTGATAAAGATGAGTGTGAGATTTCTCTTACACTCAATTTGTGTGCAGATAGACCATGGAAAATATGGATTGAAACTCCGAAAGGCGAAAAAAGATCTGTGATGCTTGCTCCTGGAGATGCCATGTTCTATCATGGATGTAATGCACCACACTGGAGAGATAACTATACTGGAACCTATTATACTCAAGCATTTCTACACTATGTGTATAGTAGAGGTGAACGTGTCAATTCTTACTTCGATAAGAAACGACCAGGTGTAAACAACTTTGAACGGAAAGCACCAAAACTTTTAGTAGAACCAGGAAGAGGTGAATCAATGATTAGCGATTACATCATGGTAATCAAGGGACTTGTGCCTGAAGATCTGTGCGATGATATTTTAAAAGAATTCCCAGAGAACTCTGTTTATTGGGAACCATCTTCCGTTGGTGATGGTGATGTTCGTCGAGATGTCCGAAGTTGTAATACGATTGGATTATCTAAATTGCCATATCAAAACATGGTGTATGAGAATCTAGATTCTAGAATGTTTGAGTGTGCAGCAGAAGCAATCAAACAGTACAGAGAACGTTGGCCAGGTGTAGAAACTGGGATCGATACTGGGTATGATCTTCTTCGTTATAAGACTGGGGAGTTCTATACTCAACATACAGACTCATTCAAAGAACAACAAAGATCTGTAACTTGTTCTTTCCATATCAATGATGACTATGAAGGTGGTGAGTTTGCCTTTTTCAATAGAGAAAAGGTATATAAATTTGAGAAAGGTGACGCGATTCTTTTCCCATCAAATTTTATGTTCCCGCATGAAATTTTGCCTGTAACTTCTGGAACACGGTACTCTATTATTACTTGGTATGTCTGATAAACTTAACGGTCTCCCAATGGTATATTGGTTGAGTTGTGACACAGATAGAATCGCTCGTATGGAATCCCAGTTTGATAAGTGGGGTATCCAAAATCAAAAATTTTGGTTTGGTAGTTTAAGGCCAGATCATTATGAAATGTGGAAAGATAAGGTATTCAAACCAGAATTAATTCATCCAAGAGATTATCGATCCACATGTATTACGATCTCTACACTTGAGATGATTCGTTATTGGTTGGAGAATACCAATGACAAATATCTGATTCTAATGGAAGATGATTATGATTTAGATCTGATCGAATATTGGCACTTCGATTGGAAAACTCTGATGAAGAATCTTCCCTATGATTGGGATTGTATTCAGTTGGGATTTGAATCACAAGAATATATTTCTTTCTTCCTTCATCCAAAGACAAAACATAGTGCATTTGGACCTGTAATGATCAACAGGTGGTTTGCGGAGAAACTACTTCGTATTCATACTGTTCAGAGAAAATACTTTTTCCTCAGGAGATTTGCTGGATATCCTGGTATTCGTTCTCTTGATATTGACCACTTCTTCGGATTTGTAGGCAGAACATATCAGATGCCACTGATCACTCAAGATCCTTACCTAGATAAAGTACCAAAGAAACATCACTTTGTCTGTAGAGATCTTTACTACGATTGGTGGGAAAATGAAAGAGATAATTACACTCTCAAAGAATTCTTCACTTATGGTAAACCTAACGACGGTGAAATGACTAAAATTGTTCGTTTATGAAGTTATCTAATCTACCTCCCATCTATTACCTCAATCTCCAAGAGAGGGAAGAGAGACGAGAGTATATGGAGAAGCAGTTTAAGAAATATGAGATCCGTAAGTGGAGACGTTGTAACGGTTCTATTTTTGGTGAACAAAACTATGAACATTGGAAAAAGTTAGTTCTCGATGATGTTCTTAGGACTCCGAAAAGATTTTATAGTGTACTGTTGAATCGATCTGAGATGATCGCTAACTTTCTCTTTGATCTAGATTCTGATATTGTTCTTCTATTGGAGGATGACTTATCTTTTCATACGGAAAGATATTTGAATTTTGAGTGGGAAGAGTTTATCGAACGTCTACCTCACAATTGGGATTGCGTTCAACTTCATATCATCGGTGAGAAGTTCATGCCTCTGACACTTTCACCTTGGTCGGTGAACAATCATAGTGCTGCAGCAATCTTGATTAATAAAAGGTATGCAGATAAGTATGTGAATATGTTCATGGAGAATGGTAAGTGGAGATTTTTGAACAACTATGGATACAGTAATGATATCCCTCAGTATCACTACCACTCTGCAGACTTCATCCCATATCAAGTAGGTACTACGTATTCTTTCCCTATGTTTGTAACCAACTCTAAGTTTGAGAGTGA